AAAAGATGCTAAAGAGTTTGATGTATTTAAAGATAGGTTCGTTGAGGGTGCTTCCCGCTTTGTTGCTCCTAATACTGCTCGTGATCTTTGGCATGACTTTGAGGCTCACGCAGGGTACTCATTTAACAAGTCACATGCAGTGGCATACTCAACACTATCTTATTGGACAGCATGGCTTAAGTACCACTATCCTCTAGAGTTTATGTATTCACTATTAAAGAATGAAAAGGACAAAGATGCAAGAACTGAATATCTTATTGAGGCAAAAAGAATGGGCATTAGCATTAAACTACCTCACATTAATGACTCAGATATTGATTTTAAGATTGAGGGCAAAGGCATTAGGTTTGGTCTTACTGCTATTAAATATATTTCCGATAAAATTGCAGAGCGTTATATTTCTGCAAGACCTTTCTCTTCGTATACTCAACTTGAAGAGTTTACTTTTACGAAGGGAAATGGAGTTAACTCTCGTGCTCTTCAAGCATTACGAGTTATCGGTGCAGCGACATTTAATGATAATCCAAGAAATGAAGAAGAGATTAAACAAAATCTCTACGAATATTTAAATCTACCAGAATTTAATATTACAGTTCCTTCTCATTATTATGGTTTTATTACAGAGGCTCAAGATTATGAGGAAAAAGGATCATTAATTGTTATGGGAATGGTTAAATCTATTAAAAGAGCAAAAGGTTGGTCAAGAGTAGAAGTACTAGATAAAACAGGAAGTGTGGGAATTTTTGATGATGAACAAACAACTATTGAAGCAGGCGTATCGTATCTCATTCTCGTTAATGATAATCGGATTGTTTCTGCTGTCCCTATTGACCAAATAAAAGGATCTTCAAATGCTATGGTCAAATTTTTAAATTATAAGCAATTGCCATATAAGGATGATGAAATGTTTGTAGTGTCTTTTAAACCAAGAATTACTAAAACTGGGAAAAAGATGGCATCATTAACAGTTGCAGATACAGCAAGAGATTTACATTCTATTACAGTTTTTCCAACTTCATTTGCAAAAGCATATATGAAGATTGAAGAAGGAAATGCTTATAGATTTGAACTAGGAAAAACAAAAGATGGAACCGTTATATTGGAGGATATAAATGTCAGTTAGTGTTGAAGAAGCAATGGCTCAACTTGATCCAAAATTAAGAAAGAAGTTGGGAACTGGAGTAGGGGTTAACTATGAATATCAGCCTACGCCTAGTTATGGTTTGAATCGTGCTCTAGGGGGTGGACTTCCTTATGGTAGACAAGTTCTTATATGGGGTTCAAAGTCGTCTGCAAAGTCCTCTATGTGCCTTCAAATGATTGCCCTAGCACAAGCAGAAGGAAAGTTGTGTGCCTGGATTGACTCAGAGATGTCGTACTCTGAAGACTGGGCAAGATCTTTGGGGGTAGATCCAGAAAAACTTATTTACTCACAAGCAAGAACTATCAGTGATATGGTAGATGTTGGTGTGGGCTTGATGAATGCAGGAGTTGATTTAATAGTGGTAGACTCTATTACATCAATGCTTCCTGCAATTTATTTTGAAAAGGATACTGATGAAATGAAGGCTTTGGAAAATACAAAGCAGATTGGAGCAGAGTCTCGTGACTTTAGTAACGCATGGAAAATGCTTAACTATGCTAATAATAAAGTTAAGCCTACTCTTCTTGTTCTCATTTCTCAGTCTCGCAATAATATTAATGCTATGTATACTAGCCAGCAGCCTTCTGGTGGTCAGGCTACTAAGTTTTATTCTTCTTGCATTGTTAAATTATTTAGTTCCGAATCAGATAATCAAGCAATTAAAGGAAAAATTAAAGTAGGAGATAAGTTAATTGAAGAAAAAATTGGAAGAACCATTCGTTGGGAACTTCAGTTTTCTAAAACTTCTCCAGGTTTTCAGTCTGGTGAATATGATTTTTATTTTAGAGGTGATGATATTGGCCTTGATACTATTGGTGATTTAGTCACTACAGCAGAACTAAATGGTATTGTAGAACGTACAGGTGCTTGGTATATACTTCCTGACGGCTCAAAGGTCCAGGGTAAGGAAGCATTTGTTAATCGTGTAAGAGAGGATCTTGACTTGCAAGAATCAATCAAGTCTAAGTTAAATGCCTAGTTTTACTGTATACAGGGGAGAGTTTAACTGTCATACATGTAAGGCTATTGTGCCAACACTAAGGTGTTATGCAGAAGAACAAAAATTAAGTTGGATGTGCAAAGACAAACACTTAACAGAAGTTTTTCTAGGTAAAAGAAAGAAGAAAGATTTTGACAGAGAAAAGTGAGTCTAAGAGGATAGGTGCAAAACAGCACAAGAACTCTGGACGCAATACCCAAAAAGGCGATGCTTCCTGGAAAAATTTTGTTGTAGATTTTAAAGAAGTAGGAAAATCTTTTACATTAAATAAAGAGGTTTGGGCAAAGGCTACAACTGATGCTATGAAAAATGGTAAAGACCCAGCAATTGTTGTTGTAATGGGCGAGGGAAACTCTAAAGTAAGACTTGCTATAATTGAAATGAGTATATTAGAAGATCTAGTGGAGGAATAATGGAACAAGATAAAACAACTATAGATATGATAAATGGTTTAGCAGAGATAGCCGAATATATGGAAGATGAGGAATTAACTACAGCATTAACATTTATTGCTAAGGTGATTATTAAGCCAGATATTCCTCTTAATATTGCTACTATTGAGATAGTAAGACTTCAAGCAATTGCAGCAAAAATGGCTTTTAAAGCAACTTGGATGGCTAATGTAGATAAATCTGATCGTGGAAAGAAAAATCTATATTACACAGCAGCAGAATCAATCAACAACCTTGTTTCTGCATTGAAATACATAACACGATGATATCTGATATAATTATAGCAATAGAAAAGAGTTTTTAAATAATGACAAAAAATTTACTTAAGCAGGTTATGATTAGGTCAGAAGCAAAAGATGACTCCAAGGAGCCAAGTTTTACTGATGGATTAATTGAGGCAATTAGAAGTGGCTATACAGTTAATTTAAAGCCTAGGTTTCAAAAGAAGACTACCTTTGCACCATCATCTTTGACATATGGAGCAGGTGAATGTGCTAGATATTGGTACCTTGCATTTGAAGGAGGAATCTTCCATGATGATGCTGATGCTTTTGGTGTAGCAAATAGAACTAGTGGAACACTTAGTCATGACAGAATTCAAGATGCTGTTATGAATGCTGGTCTTTTGGCAGAGGATATGGAGTTTGATCCAGAACCAAGTAAGTACAAGAAGCAAATTCATCCAGCACTAGAGTTTAGAATTAAGCATGATGACCCACCAATTTCAGGGTACGGAGATGTAATGCTTAATTACAATGGAACAACAATCCTTGGTGAAATTAAAACAATGATGAACGAGGGATTTGAGTATAGAAAAGCAAGCAGGAAGCCAAAGATTGGTCACCTAATGCAACTAATTATGTATATGAAGATTCTTAAGAAAGATAAGGGAGCATTGATTTATGAAAATAAAAATAACCATGACTTACTTATCATTCCTGTAGAAGTAAACGATCATTACCGTCGGTGGGTAGACCAGGCATTTGATTGGATGCGAACAGTTCGCAAGGCATGGGAAGATAAAACTTTGCCTCAGAAAACATATAGGTCAAATTCAAAGATCTGTAAGGTTTGTCCATTACAAAAAACATGTGCCGAAGCAGGGACAGGGGATGTAAAAATTAAACCTCTGGAGTTGCTAGAAGATGAAACATTGTAGTTGGTGCGATACTCAATTTAAAACTGATATTAGTTATCAAATATATTGCTCTCCTGTGTGCAGAGAAGAAGCAACAAAACAAAAAATTGCACAAAGATATATTCTTACAAGAAGGCAAAAAAGAAAAGGAAAAGATAGGGTTTGCAAACACTGTAAATCTAAACTTTCAATTTATAACGATGATGTAATTTGTTCTTCTTGTAATATAAATCCATCAACTGTTGATAAAGCACTTAAAGAAATAAAAGGTAAAAGCAATGGTAAAAAATAAATGGGGATATAACATTAATCCAACAAGTATTTGCACTATAGATGCTAGTACTAATAGTCTTGCTTTTGCTTTGTTTAATACTAAAGAAAAGCAGTTAGAATCTATTGGAAAGATAAATTTTGAGGGCAACAATACATATGAAAAAGTTATGGATGCTGGTAAAAAAGTAAAATCTTTTTTTGATATTTATGATGGGTTTGAAGCAATTGTTATTGAGCATACAGTATTCATGAATAGTCCTAAAACTGCTGCAGATCTTGCATTGGTTCAGGGGGCTATTCTTGGGGCAGCAGGACAATCTGGCACAACAATGATTGGAAAAGTATCTCCAATAACATGGCAAAACTATATTGGTAATAAAAAAATTTCCAAAGATGAGCAACTGTTTATTAGATCTCAAAATCCTGGAAAATCACTTTCTTGGTATAAAACTTATGAAAGAAATTTAAGGAAAGAAAGAACTATTAAAATTATTAATAATATTTATGATAGAACTATTACTGATAATGATGTGGCAGATGCTTGCGGTATTGGTCATTGGGCAATTAATAATTTAGAAAAGGCATTTGAGTAGTATGAATCTTAAAACACAGGCAATGATAGAGCATTTAATCTTACAAAATGCTCTAGATATTGCAGGTATTGACGAAGAAACTGGAGAAATGGTATACTCAATTACTGATAAACTTAAAGAGGTAAATCCGCAACTTTATGGACAATTAAAAAAACAGTATGAGGATCACATGTTTGAGTTAATAGACCTTGGTCCCAAGACTATGAACTGGAGGATAAACATTTAATGGTTGCAAAACTATATACTAATCAAGTTTGGCTTAAAAAAAGATACACATTAGATAAAAAAACTCCACAAGAGATTGCTTTAGAGTGCTCTGTAAGTGTAGAAACTATTTATGTTTATCTTTCTAAATTCGGATTGAGGAAATCAAAGCGATGAATAAATTTGAAAAAGCGTTAGTTGCACTTGCCGTAACAGGTGCTGTTGGTTTTGCTTTTGCCTTTGCTGTATTAAAAGGAATTCCAGAAGCATTTGATTGGGAATTAGACGATGAGTGATAACTTAAACATAACGGTTGACCAAGTTAATAATCCTTTACACTATACATCAGACCCATCTGGTATTGAGTGCATTGAGATAACTCGTCATCGTAATTTTAATATTGGTAATGCTTTTAAGTATCTGTGGAGAGCAGGACTTAAAGATGAAGCAAAAACTATACAAGATTTAGAGAAGGCAATCTTTTATATCAAGGATGAAATAAATAGATTAGAGGGCAAATATGTCAACTGAAGAAGACTTAATAAAACATCTTGATCAAGTCAATAATGTAGTTGAAGAATATTTAAAGGGTAATGATCCAACGGTAATTTCAAAACAATTAGATATACCAAGACAAAGAGTTGTTGCATATATTGATGAGTGGAAGACAATGGCTTCCGATAATGCTGCAATCCGTGCCCGTGCAAAAGAGGCGTTAGTTGCAGCAGATACGCATTATGGCAAACTAATCTCAAAGTCTTATGAGGTTATTGATGAAGCATCAATGACAAATAACCTTACTGCAAAAACTACAGCAATCAAACTTGTTATGGATATTGAATCTAAAAGAATTGATATGCTTCAAAAGGCTGGGCTTCTTGAAAATAAAGAACTAGCAGAAGAAATGGTTGAGATTGAAAAGCGACAAGAAGTTCTAATGTCAATCCTAAAAGATATAGCATCAGAGTACCCAGAAATTCGTGATGAAATTATGAGAAGACTTTCTTCTATTGCAAAAAATAATGAAGTAATTACTGTGGTGCATGATGGCTGACTTTGGTGATTTTCTTGAGGCTTTAAAAAATAATAATTTTAAAGAAACCCCAGTAGATGCAAAAACATTTGTTGAGGGTGAAGACTACCTTGGTCAACCACCATTATCACAAATACAATATGACATTGTTGAAGCAATGAGTCAAATATATAAACAAGAAGACTTAATTGAACTGCTTGGTGAAGAAGAAGGCAGAAGATATTATAAAAAATATACTAAGAATGAAATTATTTTGCAACTTGGCAAGGGATCTGGAAAAGACTTCGTATCAACTGTAGCATGTGCATATATAGTATATAAACTATTATGTCTAAAAGACCCTGCTCGTTATTTTGGAAAGCCTTCTGGAGATGCTATTGACCTTATCAATGTGGCTATTAACGCACAGCAAGCAAAAAATGTTTTCTTTAAAGGATTTAAAACAAAGATTGAAAAGTCACCATGGTTTGCTGGAAAATATAATCCTAAAGCAGAAAGCATTGAGTTTGACAATGCAATTACGGTTTACTCTGGTCACTCTGAAAGAGAGTCTCATGAAGGATTGAACCTGCTTCTTGCAGTACTAGATGAGATTTCTGGTTTTGCCAATGAAGTTGGTACTGGAAATGATCAAGGAAAAACTGCTGACAATATTTATAAAGCCTTCCGTGCATCTGTTGATTCTCGCTTTCCAGACTTAGGAAAGGTAGCACTTCTTTCATTCCCAAGATATCCAGGAGACTTTATTTCACAAAAATATGATGATGTAATTGTAGAAAAAGATGTCATCACAAAAGATCATACTTTTATAATGAATGAGGATTTGCCAGAAGATGCTGAAGGAAACAAACTATCTATTACTTGGGATGAAGATAATATTGTTTCTTATAAGTATCCTGGTGTTTTTGCATTAAAACGCCCTACATGGATTGTTAACCCAACAAGAAAGATAGATGACTTTAAGTTAGCCTTTTACACAGACCTTGGTGATGCAATGCAAAGATTTGCATGTGTACCAACCTATTCAACTGATGCATTTTTTAAACAACAAGAAAAAGTTAGAGCGTGTATGACAATTAGAAACCCAATTGATACATACAAAAGATTTGATGAAACATTTAAACCAGATCCAAATAAAAAATATTATGTACATGCTGACCTTGCACAAAAGCACGATAAGTGTGCTGTAGCAATTGCACAT